GAGAAGTTCCAAATTGTGTTCCTATAAAAGAAGAATAGATAGTGAATACTACTGAAACAAGATTATTAGATTTAGAATTAAAAGTAGAACATCTTCAAAGAGATATTGATGAGTTAAGAGATATCCTTATATCCTTATCGTGGACTATAAATGAATTGAATAAAAAATTAGAGAGTGGCAAAGGTTAAAAATGCTAGTAGCAATAGTAGAGTTCCCAAAAGTAAAAAGAGAGGCTCGTATGCGAAAAGTTTTAACAAACATTCGCCAAGGCCGAAACCAACAAGAGGACAAGGTGGTTAAAATCAAATTAGTACCCGTTAGCATCTCCAAGAGTAGAAGATAATATAAAAAACAATAAAGTATATGGGAATCGTATTAGTATCGGTAGAAGTGAGGAATAACGATATAAATAAAAGTTTAAAGTTATTCAAAAAGAAGGTAGAACAATCAGGTCATCTACAAGAATTAAGAGAGCGAAAAGAATACAAAAAACCTTCAACAAGAAAACGAGAACAAATGAATGAGGTTTTATATAGAGCAAGGAAATTAAGAGGATTAGAGAAAGAAAGAGAGAATAAAAGGACTAAGTAGTCCTTTTTTTATGTCCTATTTGTATTTGAATGTAAATCCACCAGTTGATTTACGTTTTTGTTTACAGGATAATATTATACCCGTTGAATGTAAATCTAAAATATTTTCTGCTTGTTTTATAGAAGAATATTCAGTAATATAATTTCCTAACATATCCATTTGTATTATAGGTCGTTCATTTGATTTGTGTAATACAATTAATTGTCCTGATTCTGAAGTTTTTTTTCCACCTTTAATACGAGATTCTTTTGTTGGCATTTTAATAGTTTTCCAATATGGTTTTAAATCAACTGGATAACCCCATTCCTTTTGTAATTCTCTTTCTCTATCTGATGCAATGTATATATCAGTATGTTCCTCTAGTATTTCGTAGTTATCAAATCCTTGTGTTTTAGTTCTTCTTTTAGGTTGAATAGTACAACCTATTTTTTTACCTTTAATATGGTAGATATAATATTTTTTCATAAAGCTAAGATACGAAATAATTTTCATATATCCAAATCTTTCGTTTTAGCCAAAACCCGCATATTTATAAGCAGAATAGGTTCTACAGCCATTGGACCTGCTTCTTTGTAGTTTATGTATTGTATCTCAATACAATTGCTTTCATCCCCCTTATCTTTGGATTTGGGGGATTTTTTTGTACATTTGGAAATCCCATTAAACCTAACAAAATACTAAAATCGTTAGTTTTCATAACTAATTGGGAGTCAACCTCATGCGAAATAATCCCAAAAACATTTGGATATCTCAAATAATTGTAGTATCTTAGTGGTATATAATTTAAAAATAATTCCCTAATACTTCGTGTTTGGGGATTTACGATGATACTTATATATAATATACATAAACTAAAAAGGAATATAATGGCAAAAAGATTTACTGATTCTGACAAATGGAAAGACCCATTTTTTGAAGAACTAACAAAAGAGTATAAATTAGCATGGATTTATCTACTTGATGATTGTGACCATGCTGGTATTTGGAGAAAAAGTATTAAAAGATTAAACTTTTCATTAGATACAAATTTTACTGAAATAGAATTACTGAAAGAATTTAAAGAAAGAATTGTTGTATTGAATAATGACAAATGGTTCATACCTAAATTTGTTACATTTCAGTATGGTAATGAATTTATTAATTCAAAACAAAAAGCAGTACTATCAGCAATAAAATTATTAAATGAAAACAATTTAATTAAAGAGTTAGATAATGGTTTACTAACTCTATCTATACCCTTAACTAACCCTATCGATACTCTTATGGATAAAGATAAAGATATGGATAAAGATATGGATAAAGATATGGATAAAGATAAAGATATGGATATGGATAAATTTATAGATAAAGATGAAGATATGGATATAGATGAAGATATGGATATAGCACTGGATATGATGATTGATATGGATAAACTAGAAGAATTTAAAAAAACATTTTATGAATAATTTACAACCAAAACATCTATCTACTAAATCTGATTTAGAGTTTACTCCTCAGCAAAAAGTTTTCATTCAAAACTTTATCACACAACATAGAAGTGAATTAGACAATTGGGAGTTTAACTTCTTACTTGTACTCTTTAATTCTACTCATTACTCAGAGCAACAGAAACAAACACTTTCAGAAATAATCAAAAACAAATAAGGCTACTAGCTCCTTGAGAGACTTTATCCTTGTATTTATAAGCATATAAACTATATATAATGGCACAAAAAAATAAATCAGGAAGACCTTCATTCCTACAACCTTCAGAGTTTCATACTTGTTTGAAATGTAAGAACACAAAACCAGCATCAGAGTTCTATAAATGTTCTTCAAGACCTACAGGTAAACAACCAAATTGTAAAGAATGTAATAGAGAAGAAGGTATTTATTTCAGAAACATTTTACGTCCAGAATTTTATTGGAGTGAAAATGGAAGTGGGTACTTTGAAAAAGATTATCAGAAAACCTTAGATTACTATAACAATTATGTTAGGGCTGACAAAGTTCCTTTCATTTATTCAATTCAAACCCAATATGGTATTTACATTGGATGTTCTCGTTCCCTATTCGTAGTTCGTAAAGGAAGACATAAGATAGATTATATGAGACATGTAAGAGGACAGAAAACAAATTCCATACCAGGATTACATGCAGCGTTTGATAAAGAAGGTGAAGATTGGTTTAAGTCTTTAGATACTATGAAGATATTAGAAACCTTTTCAAAGGATTTAACACAATCTCAGTTACTTACAAAAGAGCGTTCATATATAAAAAAATTCGAATCGCAAGGAATCACACTCTTAAACATTGTTGGTTCTAAAAACGATATCAGAACCAAAAGAACCAAATAATATGAAAAGAATCCGTATAGGTGACTGGGTTGAAGCAGGTATCCATTTCCTCACTTTAGGTTATGGGGAACGTATTTCATTGTTCATAGCAATAAAGCTCCTTAAATTGAACTCCTGTGGGTGCTGTGAACGAAAGGAATGGCTTAATAGACTAACCAATCCGAATTTCGATGGTAAATGTAATCAAATCAAATTTAAATGACAAGAACTGATATAATAAACCATCTCATTGAGGTGAAGGGATACCAAAAATACTTAGAGATAGGTGTTCAGTATCCGGAATCAAATTTCCTAAAAGTAAATGCAGATAGTAAAGTAGGTGTAGAACCATATCCAACAACTGATAAAGGAGATACAGCAATCTTTGAACAAACATCTGACGAGTTCTTTAATGAATGTGCTCCACATGACCAATGGGATATTATATTCATTGATGGTTTACACACAAGAGAACAATGCCTGGCAGATATCCTAAATTCCCTAAATCATTTGAGTGAAGGTGGAACTATCTTAGTGCACGACTGTCTACCTACTGCAGAATATCAAACTACACCGGAAGATAATGGGAGAGACTGGACAGGAGATGTTTACAAATCCATAGTAGATATTAAAAAGAAAGATGGGTTAGAGATTTATACCATCGATACTGATTGGGGTGTTGGTTTTATTAGAAGAAACTCCGAATGCATTGGTGAAACTACCGATAGAGAAATAAACTTTGAACTATATACCCAATTTAGAAATCAATTATTAAACGTAAAATCAGTAGAAGAATGGAAAAGTTTAGTGTAATCATACCAACAATATGGAAATCAGAATTCACACTTACCTTATTAGATAGATTAAGTAAATCAGATTCGGTAGGTGAAATAATCCTAATAGATAATGCACCTTGGGAAGATATTGTAATGGGTAAAGTAATTCACATTATAGAATCAGAAAACACATATGTGAATCCTGCATGGAATAAGGGAGTAGAACTGGCAAAGTACAACAACATAACCATTGCTAATGATGATATCCTTTTTAATGTAGATGAGTATTTTCATTATATGCAACAAATTCCACTTAAAGAGTTTGGGTTTGTCGGTTCACATAGTGATAATTACAAAGGGGAAAAATTCCTTACGATTGAATTAGAGAAGTATGATAACCAAACTAATGTAGGTGGATGGGGATGTCTATTTTCTTTTCATAAAACGAATTGGAAACCTATCCCTAATCAACTAAAGATATGGTATGGTGATAATTGGATTCACGCAACCAATGAAAGTATCCTACAATTAAGAGGAATCGAAATCGAAACCCGTATGTCTACCTCATCAGATTTAGAAGAGGTAAGAGAGGTAAGAGATAGGGATACAATAGAATGGATGAAATTAATAAATCAAAAATAAAATAAACAAAAACAATTATGTCACAAATCACATCAGCAGTTAGTGGTAGTTCATTCTTACCAACCGACAATTCAGCAACAAAACAAATTGATGCAAATTCAGTTTACTTAGTAGATTTTACCAAATTAAATTCGGTAAATGATTTAGTTCTTATCCTTAGTGGATTAGGTATTGGCTTTCCAGGTAACCATCCCCTAATTGAAAATCTAAAACCATTCCTTAATGTAGATAATCCAATTCCACAAGAAGGTTTACAAAAGACACAACAACCACGTCCTGAACCAAAGGACTTAGAATTACCGAAGATTAAAAAAGTTTAAACGAATCAATATGAAAGATTTAGGTGAAATCGAATTACAAAAACTAAAAGATGTCATCAATGGTATTCAAGGTGATACTTTTCCTGCACAACATGCTAATTTCATTTGGAGTACATACAATCATATAAATGATGGACATGAAAGTGAACCTTGTTTATGTGGTAGTGCTGCAAGTAGATGGAAAAAGTACATAGATTTTCATAGAGACTATATTAAAACTAAATGATAAGTGGAAGCATACAAGCAGAATGTGATAAAAGACTATCAGTCCTATATCACGACAAACATCGTTGGTTAATATCAGAGGCGAAGAAACTGACTAAGAATACGGAAGAGGCAGAGGATTTAGTACAAGAACTCTTTGAGTATCTACACATCAAACAAAATCCAAAACTATTTTGGGGTGAATCATATAATATATTCTATTGTAATAAATTTCTATTCAGTAGATTTATGAATAAAACTAAATCCCTTAACCGAACAGAACTAATGGGTGATGTTAAAGTAGAACTCCTATGGGAAGAAGATGTTCCGTATGATGAAGAATTAGATAGGGAATTAGAAAGGGCACACAACGAAGTGATAACGGAATTGAAATCTCTATCCGTAACTCGTCTCTGGCCATCTGCAAAGATATTTGAACTATATTGGATGAGTGAAGATACTCTACAAGAAACTGCAGATAAAATCGGTATCAGTAAGAGTACAACATTCATTGCAGTAAAGAAGATAAGAAAGTATTTACAAAACACAATTAAATCTCCATTCAATGGGTAGTGAAAATAAAAGAGTTGCTAAATCAGGTAGAGTATATTATACCAGAAATAAAGCATATATTCCATTGGATAAGAAAAAGGATATCCAACCCTTTATGCATTCCACTACTGACCCACACTATCTTCGGTACTTCGAAAGAAAAACCCAAATCCGTAGTGAGTATCCCTACTGGCATAAGATGAGTCCGGAACAATGGAGAGGATACTATGAAAGGGTCTACACACTAATGCAAACTGATGAAGATTATCAACATTGGATAAAGGTAGTCAATGCAACTGAAAGACAGAAGATTGATTGGGATACCTTAGATAGAAAGATACAAAGGAGTAAGGATTACCCAAATGGATTTACACACGATATGTAATCCATATATCTATATATACATATATACCCCATCACATACAACTTCCTACATCGCGTGTTATTATCTATATACGTTTAATTATCGTAGGAAAAACGAAATGGAAAAGAAAACAGAACATCTATTCAAACCCGGCAATAAATTAGGTGGAAGGAAGGCCGGTTCACTCAATCGTTCAACCGAAGAGATGAAGTTGACGATAACTCGTGCAGTGAATAATACACTAAGTACCATCTCAAAAGATTTAGAGGATATAAAGAAAAGAAATCCCGAAAGGGCAATGGAGTTAGCACTAAAGTTGCTAGAATACACTATGCCTAAATTAAAATCAATTGATGTAAAGGGTACAATGGAAGTCAATGCAAAGATACAACAAATCTCAATACACATCTTAGATGGAACTAAACATAAGGACGAGTAAGACATATAGGGATATAGATAGAAGTAGAAAGATATGCATACTACAAGGTGGTACTCGTTCATCTAAATCTTATTCAGCACTACAATGGATATTAGTTCGTGCACTTAGTGAACCTGGTATAGTAGTATCAATAGTAAGAAAATCATTCCCATCAATGCGTGTATCTATTATGCGTGATTGGATTGGTATACTGAAAGAGTTGAGTATATGGGATGAAGACCAATGGAGTGCAACTGAACACATATATACATTTGAGAATGGGAGTATGGTAGAGTTTATGTCTATCGATTCATCAGAGAAAAGAAAAGGAAGTAGTAGAGATTACTTATTCATTGACGAGTGTAATGAGTTAAGTAGAGAGGATTACTTTCAGCTCTTTATCAGAACGCGTATAAAAACCATACTTGCGTATAACCCATCCTTCGGAACTAACCACTATATCTTTAATGAGGTTCAAACACATCCTGAATCGGATTTGTACATATCTACATTCAAAGATAATCCTTTTTTGGAACAATCTATCGTTGATGAGATTGAACGTCTTAAAGAGGTTAATCCAGAGTATTACAAGATATATGGATTAGGGATACCTGGCAACAATGTTGGTACTATCTTTAACATAAGTGTAATAGATGCCATACCAGATGAGGCAGAGTTCGTTGCATTCGGTATGGACTTTGGTTTTAGTATAGACCCAACTACCCTAATGGCAATATACAAATGGGATACAAACCTTTATATAGATGAGTTGTTATATAGTAAGGGATTAGTAACAGGAGAGATAGTAAAGGTACTAAGAGATTTAGAAGTAGAAAGGGCAGAGATATGGGCGGATAGTGCAGAGGGAAGATTAATAGAAGAAATATATAGAAGTGGATTTAACATTAAGGGTGTAAGGAAAGGTAAAGACTCAATTCGCATGGGTATAGACATCATGCAAACCTTTAAACTGCACGTGACTAAGGCATCAAAGAATACCATACAAGAGTTTTCGGAGTATGTGTGGATGGTAGATAAGAATGGTAACTTTGAGAATGTGCCAGTAGATTATAGTAACCACACAATAGATGCAATCAGATATGTGTGTATGGAAAGATTAAACGTAAGAAAAATAAACGCAGGAAAGTATGCAATCTCAATCGGACAATACAAACTCTAACGACCAGGTATGGAACGTAGAAGAGATAAGAGAACTCTTAGAATACGTTAACCATCTAAGAGAACATAATGAAACCCTTCAGGCAGGTATTATAATGATGCAAGCCAAATTAGATAACGAAGAGGCAAAGGTAAAAAATTTAGTAAGAACAATAAAACAAATTACATATGGTGCAGGAATTAACTTTACACATCCCAACTGATTGGAACGATGTGAGTTTAGATAGATATCTTAAACTACAAAACCTTCTAAAACAATACGCAGATGATGAAGAAGCAACCACTGCAGTTCTAATGGTAGAACTATGTGGATTAGATGCGGAATACCTCAAACAGGTATCGATAGAAGATTTTCTAATGTTGAAGACGGAGTTAAGTAAGTTCATTACTCGTACTGATTATGAGTTGCAAAGATTCGTTAAGTGGGATGGAGTAGAATATGGATTCGAACCTAACCTATCACAAATGAGTTATGGTGCGTACTTAGATATAAGTAAGTTTAGTTCCATTGCAATAGATGATAATTGGGTAAAGAT